GCTCTCTCGCCAATTTATTGACAGGCACGGCGCGCGATCTTGCGAGCCAATCTCGACCAGCAGCCCATCCTCTGCGCCAGCGCCAAGCCAGAATGAACCAGTGAAGGAACTTGGCTGATACCACAGCACGCGACCAAGCCCATTCAATACCCGGCATCGCGCCCAAGCCCCCGCCGACACGATTTGAACGCTATAAAGCTCACATGAACGGCGTGCAAGGCGGAACAGACCAGCCTCGTCGATCCGATATGCTCGCATCAGACTGCCCGGCGCTGATGGAGCAAATACATCGATTGGCGTCTTGTGGCTCACCGCTTCCAAATCCCACGCTTGCGTCGGTACCGATCAATCCGAATGACCTTGGCCCGTCTTTTGAGCCGCCGCACAGGCTCGCGTTTGATCGACAGGAAATTCTCGTTTTGCCACAACGGAACGACCTTGCTCATGGCATGCTCGACGTATGCAGACGCATGGGCCAAGCATACCATTCGGATGCCATCAGCATGATTGAGCACCACATCACGGCCTCCCAGTCGGCGGATCGTCCCAATAATCTCCCACCAGTGTGTTGAAGATCGCGATTGGAACAATAGCGAGATAGAACAGCGTGCCGCCAATGATCCAGCAAACGGCGTACAGCGGGCCGCTGATGGGGAACGTGCAGACAAATACCCGCCGTAGCCAGCGCGGCCATTTCCCTACGTTCCACCATGGTCTATCGTCCATTGCGTCCAACACGCCACTTCATGGCAAGATCAGCGAAGTAGCCCATTTCATCTCCTTGGTTCGTACAACTCGCCCCACACTGGCCGCGCGCGCAGCGACCACGCGATCCACGGCATCCGCCCGACGCACAGCAGGCAGCCGCGCATCAGCGCCGCCTTGTGCCTGGCCAGGATCATGCCGCATCGACTTTCGTTGCGCGCACCGGCATCCAAACGATGCTCGCCACCGCGCTTGCCGATTGATGGCCACCGCCGGCGCGGATCGTCAGGCCGTGGATAAATCCGGCGTCCAATAACCAGGATCCCATAATTACCGGCGTCGCGCGATAGAGAATCCTGCCATTGCGCGCAAACGCCTGCTTGGCTGTTTCGTCCGCGTCCGGCCGTGGAAAGTACCCGTCCTCGCTAGGAACACCGTCAATCGCTTCCAGCGACCCGGAGCCAGCATGTGTACAGGCAATCGTTCGCAGCACGCCTGGACCGCGCGCCAGCACGAACAAGCCCTTGTTTTCGAGCAGCCAGCACTTTCCACCGATAGGTGGCAACGGCAGGTCGATCTCGACCGGGCGGCGCGCAATCTCGGCAGCGGAGGGAACGGCGGTCAGCATGGTCATCCGTTAATCCTCACCGGCCCTGAAATGCGGCCGCCTAGCTGCTGCACGGCTGTATTGGCAGGATCTCCAGCGGGCGGCAGCGCAGGCTGGTCGCTCGGCGGAATTTGATCGATCGGCGTCGGTTCTGGCGCTGCAGGTGTCGGCTCGTCCGGTGGCGTCGGGCTTTCATCAACGTTCGTGTCCTCGGAGATTTCCTCGTCGTCCACGTCCAGCATCGTGATATCGAGCGCCTGGCGCAGGATGGTCCGCGCTTCCTCGAACGTCAGCAGCTGTTCCTCGGGATCGGGCGATACCGCTTCCTGCGCCGGCATTGCGGGCTTGCCCGGCTTGCCTTCGGCTCCGGGTTGCGCTGGCTGGCCCGGCGTTGCCGGGGTCGCACGTTTCATCGGGTCCATCGCCAACACAAGCCCGGTCACAAGCGACATGATCTCGTCCGGCGTCGGCTGGTAGAGCCTCGGCCATTGCAGCGACAGGCCGGTCACCTCGTTGTCGTTCAACTCCTTGGCCGCGAGCATAATCTTGCGGATAAGCGGCAGCGCGCCGTTATCGCCGTATTGGCTGCGCAGGTCCATGATCAGGTCGTTGGCATCCTCGTCTAGGTATTCCATCGCGCGACCCGACAGCGGCGCCTTGGTCTTTTCCGGGTCTTTGCGGCTGGCCGCAATCTGCTCCAGCGCCATGTCGCGCAGCGATTTGATCATCGCGAGGGCCGCCGTGGTGCCTGTGCCGCTCATTTCGAGCAACTTGGCGTCGCCGGCGTTGATGGCCATGCCGTCTTCGTTCTTGAACCCGGCCTCTAGTTGAATGTGCTGCATCGTGCCGCGCGTGATGTCGTTGAGCAGCTTCCCAATGACGACGAGCGTCGGCGCGCTGTTGTAGCGCACGCCGCGGCCGATCTGGCTCAATGTAAAATCCAACTCGATTGAGTTAGGAATTGCGTCCTCAAACGTGCAGCAGCCGTCCGGATGCGATGCGCCTGGCAGGTTGCGGAACCAATGGCCGGGAACAAACCCGAGCTTGTGCTCGGTCGTCTCCCACTCTTCGAACTTTTGTTCCGGCTTCACAAAGCCGTCGACCGGGTTCCAATCGCTATATTTGACCGGCAGATAGGTGATTTCCCTGTCCGGCAGATAATCGCGCACGTACCAATAATTGTCTGTCGGAATGATGCTTTCCTTGCCGGGGACGTCCATTGCGATGAAAGCGGCACCGCATGTCGGGTACTGCACGCGCAGCTGCGCGAGGTCGCCCATCGTGTCAAAGCTAGGGACGCAGTATTTCGCCCGCCACAGGCTCAATGCGATCTTAGGATCGGAATCCTTGTTCTCGCGTTCGACGCGGAACGTGATCGCGACCGAGCCGACGCTGCCCATCAGCACGGCGGCGCTCATTTGCTGCTGAAATTTGGCCCTGCGAAGCAGGTTGGTCACACGCTGCGCGATGCCTTTGTCCTCGTGGCGTATCTTTGGCGCATGGTGCCCGGCAAACATCTTGCGCGAGCTCCATCTGGCGACCATACGAGGCAGCCGGTATTGAGCACTCGGTCGCCGGTTGACCAGCTTGACGATGGCACCGGACTGATCCGTCTCGTCGTAGAACGCATAATTGAGGTGGTCGTAGAACGTGCCGTCGAGCAGCCGGTCGTAAAGATCGAGCGTCTTAAACCGCGCGTCGCCGCCGAGCTTCGTCACCCAAACGGGATACGTGATCATGTCGGCGATTTTCTTGAACATCAGGCTGCTCCGGTCAGTGACACTCTAGCCGCCAAATGTATTTGGCCACGCCGCGAACGAACACCCTGATACTGGCGTCCCGGTCGTGAACAATCATTATCTCGCTGCGCTTGACGCCGTTTATCATCAGCCCGGCAATTACGTCCTCTAGCCATTCGTGGCGGTCGAGGATCGCTTTCTTGGTTCTTTCGTCAATGGCCATCAGTACACCACAAGGGCCAGCGCGACGAACGCGGAAATCGCGAGGATCGTCATAATCAAGGCGATGGCTATCGTAGTCGTTACTTGGTTTGGCTCTTGGCGCATTGGCCATTCCTGTGAATCGACGCAGCATAGGTCCGCGAGGGTCAACGCGCAAATATCGGGATCGATTGCGGCACAACACCGTGATCCTGTCTCGTGTGTTTGTCGATCATAAGGTCGGTTAATGCGTGAACTGCTGCGTCGACCGCATCGGGCGACTTGTCGCCCTCGTAACCTGCAGACGAGAAATTGAGCATTTGCTCTTCCAGCCTAGCCCATTTTGCATCGTCGCCAACGTGGAAGATTTTGCCCTTGGCCGGAATAACGCCGGGCTGCGTGGTGGTGGGATCGTACAGCGCCGATATAGGTTCTGCCCGTAATGCCTTGCCGCGGCTCGCCGTCACCATGCGCACCGGAACCGATCGATCGGCGGCGTGGATAGTCGCGCGTACCATGTCGCCGCCGAAGTTACTCTCGGCAATGACGTGATCGCACATATAATTCCGATAAGCGTTGATAACACGGCGCGCCCAGCCCTCGGGCGGCAAATTGCACGTCAGATCGTCGAATAGATACCCGCAGCCGTCCCAGCCCAGGCCCGCGACGATAATGCCGACCTCGTTGGACCGCGTTTCCTCGTCGCCCTTTGTTCCTGACGGATCGACGCCGACCACCATGCGCTGCATTTGGTTGATATTGACTTCCTCGGGCCGGCGCCGGCATAGCGCCAGCGTGTCCATCGTCCACAGCGCGTTCTCAATCTCGGGGACGTACACACCCTCGTAAAACCGCTTTCGGTATTTGCCCGGCAGGTTGCGGTACATGCGCAACGTCGCCTCGTCGAGGTTCTCGGCGTTGTCCTCCGGGTTCATGTATATGCGCGCATAGTCCTCCGGATTGAATAGCGGCTGGCCGGTCATTGGATCCTTGCCCTGGCCGAACTCGCGATTGGTCCAGTGCATTGAGCCGGTCGGGTTCAAGTCGTAATAGGCCCGCAGCGGCAGCCCTGCGATCTTTTGCGCCAGCCGGGTGCGCACGACGAGCGTGGACGCAAAGCTGATTTGGCTGCATTCATTGAGAAATATCGTGGCAAATTCCAACCCCAAAACCTTGTCGACCCGCTCTTTCTCGTCCAGCCCGAGGAACCAAATCTCGCTGCCGTTCTGCAGCGTCAAATAGCCGTCCGCGATGTGGTTGACGTACTGAATATCGGGCCAGCATTCCCGCATGACCTTGGGCAGCGTGTCGTTCCAGATCGAGGCGACAACGTGCTTGTAGCGGTGGCGGGCGATCAGGTGGCGCGAGCTTGGGGCGCGCATGGCGCGCAGGATGATGGCGCGCACGATCCAGAACGTCTTGCCGGCCCTGGCCCCTCCGACGAAACAAGTGTGTAATTGCGGGCGCGACATCAACTCGGCGGCAATGATCTGCTTTGGGTTTGGGGTGAATGGTTTGCCCACTTAGATACCGAACAGATCAGATATTGCTAGTTTCTCTCGGCGGCGCGCCTTGATCCCGGCCGCGCGCATGGGCGCGTCGTATTGATTGTGGCAGCGCTGGCATAAGGCTTTCAGATTATCGTCGCTGCAATCTTCGGGCTGATGGTTAAGGTGGGCAACCGTCAGCACGATCTTGGCGACACTATCGCCATCGGCCAACTCCCACGTCTCTACCTGCATTGGATTTGTGGTGATCTCGCCTGTGGTGTTATTGCGGAACTTGCCGTTCGCGATGCCGCATTCCTCGCACTTGTAGCCTGCTCGCTCGCGAATCCGCTTCGAGATCGCTGGCCAGTCTTTC